TAGGTGGTAGTGTAAAAACTAAAACAAAAGCTACTGATCTACCTTTACAGCAATCAAAACCTAATCCTAAAATTTGGGGAGATGTAGAAAGTATTACTGATGATACATGGAAAGCTACAGGTAAAGTTTTAAATAGAATTGTTATACCTGATGATTTTTCAGTAGAAGCTGCAAGTGCTATGGGCTATGATGAACTGTTGCCTAAAGTAATTCAGATAGCAAAAAAAATTAGTCCTAATGACCCAGAAAAACACATGAGGGTTATTTATCTTGGTGCAATAAAAGAACAAAAGAGGTTAGCTACAAACGTAAGTCAATACATGACCGATATAGAACAAGCTTTTATGCTTGGAGAAGAGATACCAGATGAACTATTACAGAATTGGTCAGAAGATGTATCAAAGATGATAAATCTTGCAGGTCCAACTAAAAAGATAAGCAACGAAACAGCAGGTACAGTAAGAGTAAATCAACTTATAGATGCAGAACCTAAAGATGTTATTCGTAAATCTGTTGATGAAGAAGTACAAGCAGGTATTGGTGGTGGAGAAAAAACTGCTGAACGTGCAAGAAAAGAAAGATTCCAAACAACAACAAGAGATTTAGTTGAAAAGACTAAAAAACAAATAACTGAACAAAAACTAATACCAACAAAAGAAGAGCTATATGAAGGTATGCAAACTTATATACAAAATAATGATATTGAAGGTTTGTTAGGTATTACAAGAAAAGTATTAGCTATGCAGGGTGATAGTAAAAAAATAAGCAAGCTTGTAAAAGGTATGAATTTATTTGATAGAGGAGCTAAAGGTTTGAGAATTAGTAATGAGTTATTTATAAATAATTTATTGTCAGCACCAGAAACACAAATTATCAATATTATTGGTTCTTTATTTAATGTTGCTCTTGGTCCTTTAGACCTAGCAGCAGGTAGTCCAATCATGGACAAACAAATGAAAATAAGGGCAGCTAGAGAGCTTGCTACTATTTTTACTTCTTCTATAGATAGTCTTAAAGCAGCAGGTAAAGCGTTATGGCTTGATAAGAATATTCTTGATGAAAGAAGAATGTTTGGTACACAAGATGCTTATGAAAGATATGCAATAAGAATGATGGGTGATAGTGCTTTTGCAAAGAGTATAAATTTATTTGGTCATGGAGTTAGAATACCTTCTCGATTTATGATGGCAGGTGACGAGTTAACAAAACAAATTGCATTTAGATCAGGTCTTATGGGTGATCTTACGCAACAAGCAACAGAAAGAGGATTAACAGGTAAATCTTTTCAGATTTATGTAAAAAGTAATTTTGATGAAATTATAGATATTGTTAATACCAAAAGTTTTACTAAAGGACAAGATACTGCCTTTCCTGATTTTGTACCAAATGAAAACATTTTAGACGCATATACAAGAAATTTAGATTATGCAGCAGATAGAACATTTACAACTGAATTAGGCAAAGGATTTGGTCTAAATGGTGCAGGTTCAGCCCAAACAAAAAAACTTGCAGAAATATTAAAATCTTCTGCTTTAAGGCCAATAGTTCCTTTTGTAACTACACCTGTAAATATAGGTAAACAAGTCATGAGAAGAACAGGTGTACCAGATATGAGAACTTTATTTAAAGGTATGCCACCAAAATACAATGCAACCTTAGGAAGAATTTTAAAAGAACATAATGATAATTTATTAAGTGATGATTTGGCTACTGCATACAGAGCTAACGGAGAAGCTACTATGGGTGGTATTTTATGGGCTTATTTTATATCTTTAGCAGCAGCCAAAGATGACCCAGAAGCAGAATTAGCAATTATTGGTGGAGGTCATCATAATAAATATTTAAGAGAAGGAGAGAAAAGAACTGATGAATTACCTTATAGTTTTAGAGTTTTACAAAAAGACGAAGATGGCAAAGTAATTAGAGGAGATAATGGTTTACCAAATTACGAATACTTAGATCTCTTATCTCGAATGGAACCAATAGGTTCTTTATTTATGATTGCAGGTGATATGGCATATATTAGAGATTTTGTAAGTGATGAAGATTATGACAATGCTGCTTATGCTCTTACAGGTTTACTATCAAGAAATATAGGCAATAAATATATGCTTCAAAATGTTGCAGAGTTTATTGATTTAACAAGTGATATTGGTGCTTTAAAAAGGTTTTATAGAGTGCCAGCAAACTACGCTGCAAATCTTGTACCTTTTTCTTCTTTATGGAGAAGTATTACAAGAGCAAGAGGTGAAAAATGGACATACGAACTTCGTGATAATGAAGGTAAATTATTAGGAACTAAAACATACGAAGGTAGATTTCCAAAAAGAAAAACTAAATTTACAAAAGGAGATAGAAAACCTCAAACAGAAAGAATAGAAGATAGAGGAGACTATACAGAAGATTATGGTGAATATGAAGGTAATGATTTTGGTAGTTTAAAATTATCTAATAATCCTTTCCAAGATTTAGATATTTTTGGCACAATGATAACAAGAAGTTTGCAAGACTATACAGCAGGTTTTAGTGCAGATATTGAACCAATAAGAAGTATGACAACAGGCAGAATTGCAGAATACCCAGAGGGTGCTTTCTTTGGTAATTATTTCAATCCTTTTAAATACAGAAAAGAAAAAGATAATCCTGTTGACGAATATATAAGAAGATTAGATCTAAAGCTTGTACCACCGCTTGATACTATTAGATTTAATAAATATGGTAATGAAGTAAATTTAACAACACAACAATATAACAAGCTAATAAGTTTAATACCTTTTATAAAAATAAACTATGACGAAAAAGGCAGACCTTTCTTTGATCCGCAAAATGGTAAACGTTTTCCAGAAATAATTTTAGAACTTTCCAGAAATAAAAATAATATCGAAGCTTTGAAAGAATTAGAAGATGATAGTTCTGGTGGTATTGATGCACAAGGAATGTTAACAAGAAAAGAAATTATAAGAAGAGAGTTACAACAACCAGTAAGAACTTTTTGGAAGGATTACAAAAAAGTTGCTGTAGAGTATTATAAAGAATATATTATGGATAAAAAAATAAAATCAATGGCTGAAAACGAGAACAGAAGAGCTTATGAAGATATAATACCAATATTAGAGAACTTCTCTGGAAATTAACTATGGCTACCAACACCGCACCATCTTTTACAGAACATACTGCACCTAGTTCTGGTTCTACTGCTGGTCCTTATTCCATATCGTTTAGTTATATAGATGAAGATGAAGTAGATGTTACTGTTGATGGGGTCTTAAAAACTAAAACTACACATTATACTTTTGCTTCTGCTACTACAATTCAATTTACTTCTGGTAATAATCCAGCAAACTCAGCAGCTATAAAGTTTCAAAGAGATACAAATATTGGTACAAAAAAAGTAGACTTTCAAGATGGTAGTGTTTTAACTGAAACAGATTTAGATAGTAGTACAGATCAATTATTATTTGGTTTACAAGAGCTATCAGATGGCTATGTAAAAAGAGATGGATCACAAACTGTAACTGGTAATCTTGTATTTGAAGGTAGTGCTGATGATAATAATGAAACAACTTTAGCTATAACAAATCCTACTGCTGACAGAACAATTACGTTACCTGATACTACAGGAACAGTTGTTACAACAGGTGATTCGGGAACTGTTACATCAACAATGATTAATGATGGAACTATTGTTAATGCTGATATAAATGCAAGTGCAGCTATAGATGGAACTAAAATATCACCTAACTTTGGTAGTCAAAATATTGTTACTTCTGGAACTGTTGATGGTAGAGATGTATCAACTGATGGTACAAAATTAGATGGTATTGAAAGTGGAGCAACAGCAGACCAGACAGCAGCAGAAATAAGAACACTTGTTGAAAATGCTACTGATAGTAATGTATTTACTGATGCTGACCATACAAAACTTAATGGGATAGAAGCTTCTGCTACAGCAGATCAAACTGCTGCTGAGATTAGAACACTTGTTGGTGATGCGACAGACAGTAATGTCTTTACAGATGCAGAGAAGACTAAACTAAGTGGAATTGAATCTGGTGCAACACAAGATCAAACAGGTGCAGAAATAAAAAGTGCATACGAAGCAGAATCTAATACAAATGCTTTTACTGATACTGAAAAAAGTAAACTAGCTGGTATTGAAGCTAGTGCTGATGTTACAGATGCAACTAACGTAAATGCTGCTGGTGCAGTAATGAATAGTGATTTAGGTACTAAAGGTCAGATATTAGTTGGAGATGGTTCAGGTGATCCTACAGCACTTCCTGTTGGTACAAACAACTATGTATTAGTTGCAGATAGTAATGAAGCTACAGGTGTTAAATGGGCTACAGTACCAGCAGGTAGTGGTATGAGCAACCTAGTTGAGGACACCACTCCACAATTAGGTGGTAACTTAGATGTTCAAGCTAGTGAGATTAACACAAGTACAACTAATGGCAATATTAAATTAAATCCTAATGGTACTGGTGTCGTAGAAATCAAAGGTGATGGTAGTAGTGCTGATGGAACTTTACAACTTAATTGTTCACAAAATAGTCATGGTGTAAAAATAAAATCACCACCTCATAGTGCAGGGCAAAGTTATACTCTTACCTTGCCTTCTAGTATTGTTAATGGTGCATTTTTAAAAACAGATAGTAATGGTAATTTAAGTTTTGCAGCAGTAACTACAGATCTAGTAAATGACACATCACCACAGCTAGGTGGCAACCTTGATTTAAATGGAAACGATATTAATGGAACTGGAAATATAAGTACAAATGGTGGTATATCTGGAAACTCATTAACTTTAAATAACAATAATTTAATTATTAATGGCACACAGCCAAACATTAGTTTTGTTGATTCTGATGGAAACCCAGATTACCAAATAAAAGTAAATGGTGGAGTATTCGATATTAGAGACTCTACTAATGATGCAAGTAAATTTTCTGTTTCTGCTACTGGAGAAGTTAATTCACAAGGCAAATTAAATTGTCAGGCTGGTTTAGATACTGACGGAGATCTTAAATTTAATTCTGATTCAACCAACGTAAATGTACTGTTTGATGCTAGTACAAGCACCATGCAATTTAGCGATAGTATGTCACTATCGTTTGGAGATCATTCAACTACAGGAGACTACCAATTAAGTTATGTAAATGGTAGTGATTTTAATATTCTTGGAATGAATGGTGGTAGTGGTGATTTGGTACTTGGAACTTTTGCTAGTGGCGTAACTACAAAAACTTTAGTTTCTAAAAGAAGTAATCAAGCACTAGAACTTTATTTTGCGAATAGTAAAAAA